AAGGCCGGTCGTGGCAACCTGGCAGCGAACCCCGACCGTGTTCTGCGTACCGGCAAGAGCTTCCCGTATCCGTGGAAACCCCGAGGGTCGTGGCACATGGAGCAGGCAGACGGCTACGGGCACGCCGTTGACCTGAAACGTCCTCTAGGCGTGAGTCGCGCCCAAGCTGACAAGGCAGTCAAGCCGTACCTCGCCAAGTGGGGCCTGAAGCAGACGGTCAGCAGCGAATGGTGGCACCTTCAGGCTCTTACAAGTTCGGGCTGGATCGACGGCCCCCTACCAGAAAGCTCCGGCATGTTCCTGACCTACGACAGCAGCAACGACGAATACCGAGTCGGCGTCCCCGGCGAAGGCACCGCCGTCATCGAGTCGCCTAACCACTGGCGAGAGGTGATCGCCAAAGGCCGAATGACCGGCGTGTACGAGTCGCCTCACATGCAGGCTCTACTCAACAAGATTCGCAAAGAAGCGAAGAAGAAGTAGACGATGACATGGACGGGCTAGACGAACGGATGGCTGTTGTGGAGACCGAGCTACAAGGTCTTTACGACGACGTTGAGCGGATCGACCGCACCGTAGAGCGAGCGCTAGAGCAGATGAGTACGCATCTGCGATGGCAGATCGGGCTTCTCGCCACGATACTCCTGACGCTCTGCGGGATTCTGGTCTCGCTAGCCTGACCAATGCAGAAACGCTGCGTCGCTTGCAAGCGTCGCAGACGACCCTCTGCTTACACCCTTTCTCCCACGTTCGGCAGGCGCATACATAACCGATGCGACGACTGCCAGCGGGAGTTCATGAAGGACCACAACCTGAAGATGCGGTATGGCATCAACCTCGCTCAGTACGAGGAGCTATGCGATGCCCAGCAGGGGCGATGCCTTGTCTGCAAGGACGAAGCTGAGAGGCTTGTTGTCGATCATTGCCACGCGTCAGGCAAAATCCGTGGACTGGTTTGCAGCCCCTGCAACCTTGCCCTCGGGCATTGCAAAGATGACCCGGCACGGCTGATCGGTCTCGCTAAGTACCTTTGGCGGCGAGGGTACTAGCGGCACACCCAATGCTGCCATCCGCCCTCTGCTGCTGTCAGGGCAAGCCACGCCGAGGTGTAGATGTTCGCTTCAGGGTCGAAGACGTCCGCACCAGGGTAACCGGCACGGGTAGACCGGTCGTCCCAGAAGCGGGTCAAGTGCTGCATCAGCCCTGACGCTGAAGAGTTCGGGTTCTTCGCATCGGGATCGCCACCGCTCTCGCATTGCATGATCCGCAGGAACCGATGCACGTCGTCGTCATCGCCGCCGTTCAACGCAATCGCATCAGCGACCATTGGACGCCAGCGCTCAACCATGTCTCTAAAGACGGTAAGCGGTGGCGCAGTCGTCGTCGTGGTCGTCGTGGTGGTCGTTGTCGTTGTTGTGGTGGTCGTTGTGGTTGTCGTGGTCGTGGTGGTTGGCACCAGCAAATCCACCCGCACCGGTTCAGGCGACCAAGCAGGCGCCGCAGGCAGCGGGTCGTCGGGGGCGCACGACAACGCCAAAAGAAGCAGAGGAGCTAGTCGTCTCACGAGAAGCGCGCCGCCTGTACGTCGTCCAAACCGTCAACGTCTCGTCGCAGGTAGGTTTGGGTGGTGGCGAGGTTCTTGTGGCCGAGCATCGCCTGAACGATACGCACGTTGTCGGTCGATGCGGCAATCTCCTCCGCTGCCGTGTGGCGCAGGGCGTGAGCGGACACGCCGTCGAAGGCGCCTTGCTTGACACCGGCCCGCTGCATCCACGAGGTCACGATCTCTCCGATGCGAGACACGTTCAGCGGTTCGTCGCTGTTCTGCTTGCGGAGCAGAGGACCCCGTTCGCCGTGCTTGCGGAGCCGCATGTAGCGGCGGGCGAACTTGGCGGTGTTGGGCGACATCGGGACGCGCCGTGAACGCTTGCCCTGGTAGCCCTTGCCCCGGACGTACAGCGAGTTGTTGTCAAAGTCAATGTCCTCCACTTGGATGGCGGCGACTTCAGCAACTCGCAGCGCCTCGCCGTGCAGCAGCGAGAACAGCAGTTGTCCCCTGACTCCGCTCATCCGTTGCGCCTCGTGGCGGACGGCCTCCACCTCGCTGGCGGTGAGTGACCGGTTCTCACCGACGACGACTTTGGGGCGCTTGATCTTGACGCACGGGTTCCGGTCGATCACGCCGTCGTCGCACGACCATTGCATGAAGGTGTTGAGCGCCGAGTAGCAGGCGGCGAGGGTGGAGGGGCGCACGTCCATCGACGTGAGCCAGTCCCTTACATCCTTTTCAACTACATCGGCAAGGGGTTTGTCGGTGTGGGCGGCGAACTTCATCAATCGCCGTCGGGCGGTGATGGCGGTCCGGTCGTTGTAGTCGCCCATCGCACTCCGGTAGGTGATGTATTCGTCCATGAGTGTGGCGAGCGAGGGGTTGGTTGCCCACGCTCGTTTCTCGGCGGAGTCGGTGGTGCGTCGCAGGTTCTCTGGTCGCAGCATCAGAACCTCGCCAAGTCTCGGTGCCAGTCGGGGTCGCATTCAACGCAGCGGCACTTGTAGGGGTGGAGTTCGCCGTCTACGTCGGTGGTCCAGACGTTAGCGGTGAGCTTGTCTGCGAGGCCCCGCTTGTAGAGGTGTGACAGCGCCGACCGGATGGTGCGTTCGGGGAGCGCAAGTCTGATCGACAGGGTGTGGACGCTGGCGGCTTTGCCAAGCACTTCGTCTAGTTCGGTGTAGACGGTCTCGTATGTGGCGTTCCGAAATTCGGGCACGGTTCTCCTTGTGTTGTGAGGCTTCTGCGACGGTAGCATACCGTCATGCCAGGATCAAGCGGCGATGATGCTTGACACTACGCAAGCCGCATGGCAAGGTGCCATGCAGAGATGGAGGAGAAGATGGAACTCATCAGCGGCACCGCCGCCGCAGAACAAGCAGGCGTCCACCAAGCAACGTGGGGACGATGGGTAGCAGTAGGCAAAGCCCCTGCACCCGTGTTCGCCCGAGACAACATGAAGTTGTACTCGCAGGCCGACGTGACCCAGTTCCTCAGCGAAGGGACACCCGATGAAGAAGAGTGACGTTCACTTCCCGCCGAGCGACTGGTTCAAGTCGAACCGCAAAACCCGTCGCCTCCAACTACAAGCCTCCCTATTCAGATTCCTACTCGGAAGGAAGCCATCATGAAGCAGCCAATCGGGGCGGGCGAATGGAACGGCAGAAAGGCGCCGAACGACGAAGTGTTCGTGTCGGCCTCTACTGTCGCCTCCAAAGTGCTCGCCAACCCGGTCCTAGAAAACTGGACGGTCGAAGCCACCGCCAAATGGGTCATTGAAAACATGGGCAGCCTCGCTCACATGGCGACCACCGACCCAGACGCAGCGTTCCAACGAGTCAAGAACGCACGGTTTGAGTCGTCCGCCGAGAAGGGTCCGCTCCGGGCCACCGAGCGGGGCACCAAACTCCACGAAGTCATTGAACATTGGCTCGTCGGGGAGAACCGCCCGACCTTGACCGCCGCCGAAGACGAACAACTCGGTCCGTACATCACCGAGATTTCCACATGGTTTGTGGAAAACAAACCGGAGCCGGTCGCCATTGAGCAAGCCGTGTTCAACGACTACGCCAAGGTCGGCGGACGGTTCGACATGGCACTCAAGTTCCGGGCAGGCCCCCTCGCCAGCGAACGCATCTGGTTGTGCGACACCAAGACAAAGAACTCGTCGGTCACCGCACGAGGGTTTGACCAGAAGCCCTACGGGGACGCCGTAGCCCCGCAGCTAGCGGCGTACCGGTGGGCCGAATGGTCCGCCACCTTCCCACCGAGGGTGCAGACCCGAGGCGCCCGCAACTACCTGCTGAACGCCACCGAACGGCAACACCTTGTCCCCCTGTCCGACACACTCGGAGACCCCAACGAGATCGGCACCCTCGTGCTCATGGTTACCCCCGAATGGGCACGCATGTTCCCCGTCGAAACCGGCAGGGACGTTCTGGAATGGGTCAAGGCCATCGCAGCCGCAGGCAACGGCAAAGAGAAGGCCCGCAAGTACGTTGACGAACCGGTCTGGACAAGCTGATGAACGGCGGGGGATACGTCTACAACAGCAGCCCGGTCAGGGAACGACTTAAAGCGCACGAACACACGCCCGATTTCCTTAACGCCTTCAGCGTCTACGTCGGCGGATCACTACACCCCGACCACGGCGGCGACTGGCAGCGTATGGAACGGGCGAACAAGTGGCTCGCCGAACGGGAACCCCAAGCTCCCAAGGCCGACGTGCGCCGCCTAGAGCAGCACATCAAAGAGATGCCGTTTGAGCAGCGTAAGCTGGTCGAAGGGTTCGCAGCCGCCGCAGGCGTCGCTCACACTTGGAACTTCCCGTCGCTTACCACCGGGGAACTGCTGTTCTACCGGCAGCTAGCCGACTGGATCGCAATGTCAGAAGCCGACGACATTGTTGAGTGCATCACGATTGCGTTCCCCGGCGCTGAAGAAATCTCCCCAGCAGGCGACCCCCCTCCGCCTGAAGGAGAACCTGAAACCTCCGCACCCCCCAGGCGGAAGGTGGTCCGTGTCGTTGAGGAAGACCTGCTGATCCCCCCGGGTTACCTTGACGACACGGACCTCTCAGGTACGGTGGCCGAAATCAAAGCCAGGATCAACGCTCACCTTCACGCTCACCTCATCGCAGAGATCGACGGGAAGAACCGCAAGAGCGTCACCGACTGGCTGATGGGCAAGCTAAAAGGGTTCAAGGTGCCCGATGAGATGAGGCCAAATGAGTAAGAAGAAGCGGGGGCGACCGGTCGAATGGTCCAGCAAACAGTACGCAATTAAGCAGGATGAGGACTGCTGGACCCGAGAGCAAATCCTTAAATTAAGGGCGGAGCAAGATGCGGCAAAAGGTAAATAGTGTCGGCGGAATCGACCCATCGTTCACCGGCACCGGCATCGCAGCGCCAGACGGAATCACCCACTCCATCCGGTTCCCGACCAAACCCGCACGGTTTGACCCGCAGCAATGGAAGCGGTACCGGGCCAAGGTCATCACCGCCGAAATCTACAGCCGCCTCTGGTCGTGTGATCTCATCGTCGTGGAAGGTTTCAGCTACGGATCACGGCAAGGTCGTGAGGACTTGGGTTACCTCGGACACCTCATCCGAGACACCCTGGATGACATGAAAACCCCGTGGATCGAAGTCGCACCCACCGCCCTAAAGAAGTTCGCTACCGGCAGCGGCGCAGCCAAGAAAGACGCCATGAAAGCCGCAGCGATACAGCACCTCGGGCTTGACCACGACGCCACCGACGACGAAGCCGACGCACTCTGGCTACGAGAGATCGGCCTACAACTACTCAAGCAACCGACCATGCCCCACAACCCCCTGCCGAAATTGGAACTACCAAAGGAGCTATTGCAATGAGATACGTCACCAGTAAGGTGGGCAACCCATGATCGTCGACTTCATCTCGGTGCAGGCAAAGCGCCACCTCCAAACGCTGAACATTGCAGTCCCCGATGACGACACGCTTGAAGAAATCATCTCCGTCGTGATCGACTCGCCCTACGTCATCTCCCACGAGGAGCACGACAAGCAAGTGGATGCGATCCTGGCCGACGACTCGTCCTACGACACCGGCTACCTAGACGGATACAACGCAGCCCTCGCAGACGTGCGAGAGCTTAAGAACTCCGCAAATGCGGATCATCAGCCAGGACCCTCCTGCGCCTGAACCCCAGCAACAGCAAAAGAAAGAGAAAGAGAAACCATGTCAATCTTTGACGACCTTCAGCCAATGGGCGGCGGGAACTACAAGAAGTTCACCGTCGCTGGCGACTCCATCGAAGGCCAGATCGTTGACCTCGCCGTCGGAAAGAACTTTGACGGTGACAAGGACGTTCCGGTCATCACCATCCGAGAAGCCCACGGCGAAGAACAGCGCGTGTCGTGCGAAAACGCCATGCTCTACAACCTTGCCCTGGCAAACAAGGACTCGCTCGTCATCGGCGGCACCGTCCGCATCGTCCACACCGGAGTCTCGCCCACCCGAGCGAAGCTCTACGAAATGACGTTCGGGGCAGCGCCCGCAGCACCGCAGGCCACGCCCGTAGCGCCGCAGGCCACGACACCTGCGCCGCAGGCAGTCCCGACCGTCGTCCCCACCGCGCCTCCCATCGCATAGGCAGGTAGGGGACACCACCAAGGCCCCCGTCGCTGCCCACGGGCGACGGGGGCCTTTCCATCTCTAAAGGAGGGATCATGTTTTCACGACGTAACCGTGAAACGGTGCTGACGGCGGCACTTGACGCCGTAACAAAGGATCGCAACAACAACTACGGCGACCCAGAGGACAACTTCGCCGACATCGCGCGACTCTGGAACGCTTACAAGCCGGGGTGCGAATTCGACCGGCTTGACGTAGCGATGATGATGGTGATGGTGAAGGTGGCTAGGGCGTACACCAGCCCGACACTTAGCGATCACTGGATCGACCTCGCCGGGTACGCAGCGTGCGCCTACGGGTGCAGCATTGCCGACGAAGCAGATGAGGAGGCCGAATGCTGACGTTAGGAAGCCTCTGCACCGGCATCGGGGGGCTTGAGCGGGGACTACGGCTCGCCGGGTGGCAGTTCACCACCGAATTCGTTGCCGACATTGACCCGGGGTGTAGTGAATGGCTGGAAGTGAACGAAGAGGCAATCAACCTCGGGGACTTCACGAAGCTGGACTGTCTCCCCGAGACCGACATTCTCGTGGCGGGGTTCCCCTGCCAACCGTTATCGAACGCAGGAAAGAAGAGAGGAACCGCCGATGACCGCTGGCTCTGGCGAGACATTTATGCCCTTTTGGTACGGGCTGACAAACTACCCGTGCTGTTCTTGGAAAACGTGCGAGCGTTGCTCACGAGTAACGCAGGAGCAGCGTTCGCAGAGGTCTGTCACTCGCTGGACACCCTCGGGTACCGTTTCTCATGGGGAACTCTGCGAGCATCCGCCGTTGGCGCCTGCCATCGAAGAGACCGATGGTGGGGAGTTGCGTACCCTCCCCACGCCCAGAGCGCAGAATGGCGAAGTCCGGAACCACAAAATCTGGCAACGCCCACTTGGTCAGCCGCAGAATCTGGAGAACGTGATCGCACGCTTGCCGATCGCTTTGGCCCTTATGCCGCAGCTATCGGACGGTGGGAACGAATCATCGGACGACACGCCCCCGACCCGCTAGACGACGGGAAGATCAACCCTCGGTTCGTCGAATGGCAAATGGGGTACCCCGACGGGTGGGTAACCGACACTCTGCTGGACAGAGGCGCCGCCCTGAAAGCCCTCGGCAATGCGATCGTGCCGCAATGCGCCGCATCTGCCTACAGCCAACTCGTACAAAGAATGGAGGCAGCGTGAAGGACCGTCTGTTTCCCCTCAAGCCGGGAACCAAGGAACCGGCGATCAGCGACTGGCAAACAAAAGCGGGGACGGTAGAGACCAACGGCAACGTCGGGATCGCCACCGGTAAGGGCCTCGTCGTCATCGACATCGACAACTACGAGGCGTGGCACGAAATCCGCCCCGAACTCGGAGACGTAGACTTCACAAGTTACCCGCAAGTAACAACGCCTCGGGGTGGGCGCCATATCTACATGCGGGTAGACGAAGCGTTCACCAACGCCAACTCATTCCCCAAAGGGATCGACGTAAGAGGCGACGGCGGGTTCGTTGTAGCTCCACCGACCCCCGGATACGCCGGAACGATCCCGACGCTGGACTCCATCCCGCTCGCACCCGCCACCGTCCTCAACTTCCTACGTCCCCACACAAAAGCCGCACCCTCAACACCCCGAGAAGAACTCCAACAATCACCGGCAGCGTGGGACCGGTTCAACGGGCACGCCACAAACGCCGACACCGCCGCCTACCTAGAACAACTCGGATGGACGATCAGCCACACCAACCGAGACGGCGTAATCCACGTCATCCGACCCGGCAAAACCGAAGGCACAAGCGGCACCGTCGGCGCAGTCGCCACCGGCGTGTTCTACTGCCACACCTCAAGCGACCCCGTGTTCAGCGAGGAGACGCCGTATGACGCACTCCACGTCTACGCCCACCTCCACCACGACGGAGACCTCGCAGCCGCAGACAGAGCCGCAGAAGCCCGCTACGGCGGATACCGCACCCACCTCACCGAACAAGAACGCGCCGCCCAGAGCGTCGAACTGACAGAATGGGTACGCGAACAACAACAGGCAGTCGCAGACAACGACGCCGAAGAATCAAAGACGGGATGGGAAGCGATCGCACTTGACCTAGACGCCATCTCCCGACTGCCTGACCTTGAGTGGGCGGTGAAGGATGCGATCCCTGAAGGTGTGTTCTCGTCCATCTACGGGCCGACCGGCATCGGCAAGACGTTCGTGTGCATCGACCTGACCCTGACGCTGGCGTCCGGGGCCGATTGGTACGGGCAAGAATCGAAACGCCAGAACGTCCTTTATCTCGTCGGGGAAGGCATCCGGGGCTACAAGAAGCGCATCGCAGCGTGGCTACATGAGCACCCGAACCTCGCCCCGCATCAAAACATCACGTTCAGCGACGCCTACGGGCACTCGCTCCGAGATCAAGCCACGCTAGACGGACTGACCCGCTACGTCCGAGAGAACGGGTTCACGTTCATCGTCGTAGACACCCTGAATATGTTCAGCGGCGGCATAGATGAGAACTCGGCGCAAGAAATGTCCGAAATCACGACGGCGCTCACCGTCCTCGCTAACGACGCACCCGCCACCGTCCTCGCCGTACACCACACCGGCAAGTCCGTAGCGAACGGGCCACGAGGCTCGTCCGTCTACCAATCCACCGTCAACAGTTCGATCCTCGTGACCCGGGACGCCGAACTCCCCGAGATCACCCTGCACTTCGACAAAATGCGAGACGCCGAAGCGGGGCGCCCGATGAAGCTGGAAATGTATTCGGTCCCCGAGTATGAGTCCGCCGCCCTACGCCTATCGACCCTCCAGAACGATCAGGAACGGGGCAACCTGCGCGACCTGCTGGACGCCATAGACAAGCACGGGCCGATGACACCGGCAGAAGCGACCCACTACAGCGGGGCAGGAGTGCGACGGACCCGCGACATGCTCGCACAAGGCGTCCGAGAAGGGTTCCTCGTCTACAACGAGGGCGGGGGGCGAGGGCACAAAGCGACCTACGGACGTACCGAAAAGAGTCTCTAAACCCCGTCAATAAACCCTGTCAACGCCCCCATTTCGACAGGGGGTCGCTGACAGGGTTTAATCCCATACAAACAAAGGGAAAACCCCGGTTTCGTAAACCCTGACACCCCCCTAGACAAACGATCCGCTGACAGGGTTTACGGGACATCGGGTCCCCGGTTCGCTGGCGCTCACCGGGGGGACCCTCACGGTATGTCTGGTGACAAGGTTTATCGAAGGCCAAAAATGGGGATAAAAATGGGCGTGGCCCCCGCACCCCAGTCCGCTCAAAGGAGAAAGAAAAAGCGAACAGGGCGCAGAGGCCACGCGAACTCACCCTACCGCCAGTCGGAGACAACCCCGCTGGCGGCGGCGTAAAAAGTCCGGGGAAGCCTCCGACCATCCAGTCGGAGACAACCCGCACCTTTTACCCCTCCTCGGCGAGGAAGTCGTAGACAACCTCCATCGTGCGAGCGTCGACAGTCCATGCCGGTACATAGCCGCACAAGTCCAGCCCCCTACCGTCGTGCCGTGACCCCAGCAAGGTGCTGACGTAGTAGCGGCTCACAAACTGCCCGTGCGGACCGAACCGCTCATCACCGGCATAGGTAGCGTCGTAGAACTCCGCCATCGGCCTCCTCTCGTCATGAGTCAGGCAATCGTCAAGCCCGTACCGGTCGCCCTTACGGACGATGCGGACGGTAAACCGTTTCCCGTTGGGGACCTGAACGCTTGTCGTTGTGTCTGTCATTGCATTTCTCCTTGGTTTAGTTGGGACTGAACAGTCCGGAACGCCTACCCCCCGAAGGGGGTAGGACATCCGCACGGTTCAGCAAGTGCCCCAGCAGACTGCCGGGTCCGTCACGTTGCCGTAAATGACGACGGCGGCGAGGACCAGCGACGTGGCGACGCTGACGACGAACAGGGCGTCGACTACTCGGCGGATCATGACGCCTCCAGCATGTTCAGCACTTTCGCCCGGTAGGGCACGCCGTCTAGGTCGGTCTCTATGTAGCCACCGTCGACGATGACCATGTACCCGGTCGGGCGGGCCAGTTGCTCACCGGGTACCCGTTCGGTCATGAGCGCCCATCCGATTACACGGTCGCCGTCTAGTTCAGCGTCGGCGGGTAGCCAGTCGGGGCGGGTGCGGTGTAGTTGGTACATATCGTCTTCGGTCATGAGTTGTCCTCGCAGTCGTGCCCGTAGTCCCATTCTTCGGCGTCGGTCTCGTCGGTCAGGTCAAACTTGCGCCCGCACTCGGGGCAGGTGGCGGTGAGTTTCAGGATCATGCCCATCGCTCCTTTTCAGGTCTCGGGGTTGTTTTCGACGATGGCGGTGACGATGGCGTCGGCGATGGTTGTGACCATCTCGTAGATCGCCTGGAACATGGCGATGCGGAGCCCTTCTACTGGAGTGTGCGTCGGTTCCATACCGTGTTCGTTCAGCCAGACTTCGTAGTAGCCGGGGCGGGAAAGGTTCTCGGCGGCCCATTGCAACACGTCGTAGGTGTAGGTCGTCTCGGCGTCGGCGATGCGGTCAGCGACTTCGTAGACCTCCGGGTAGTCGTCTAGGAAGTCGGCGTCAGGGGCGCCTTCGCCGGTGAGGTCGTCGACGATGCGTCGGGCGACCCAATAGCGCCAGTCGTTCGGGGACTCGCCGTCGTGAGCGTCACGGACTGCCTCACGGAGCCAGTCGGGGCAGTCGTCGGCGAGGTAGGCGTAGGGCTTGCCGTCGGCGCGGTTGGCGATGACGAAGTGGTGAGTGAGGGACGGG